ACCTTAACAACTTCCCTGTGATCCAGTTGGTCGCTGACGAGGTAGAAGCGGACGACATCATCTCGTATGTGGGGCAGTATACCGCCTTTAAAGAATGGCAGAAAGTTATCGTTTCCAGCGACAAGGACTTCTTTCAGTTGCTGGATGATAAAACGATTCTTCATCGTCCAATCCAAAAGAAGTATCTCAATAAAAACAATATCTTAGAAGAATATGGGATCCACCCCACTAACTTTGCCATGGCACGAGCAATCGCGGGTGATCGCTCTGACAACCTGGCGGGAGTGGGTGGCGTTGGGCTTAAGACTGTATCAAAACGCTTCCCCTTCTTTAAAGACGAGAAGAGTGTAACGTTGCCTGATCTGTTAGAGTTCTGCGAAAACCAAGAGTCGAAGGCTAAGGCGTATCAGATTATTTGCGAAAAACAAGACGTAATTGCCGAAAACTATGGTCTTATGCAATTGTACGCGCCTAGCATGTCAGTGCAAACTAAAACCAAAATCAACTGGACCATTGAGAACTTTGAACACCTTTTCAATAAATCCGAGATGGATCTGATGATGTTAGAGGACGGAATATCCGATTATAGCTGGTTGGACCTAATTACAACTTTCAAATCGTTTTGTATTAAAAACAAAAAGTGAGTTATGGATATTCAAGCGCAAAAATTTAGAGACGACGAGTTCTGGCGTGTCATCCCGACATGGGCCAATGTGGACTATAAAACCTTTGTCGATGACAAGTGGCAGGAAAAGAACGCCGTTACCAGCTTTAAAAAATTAATTAAAATTGTGGCAGATGTGGCCGACGAAGCCTTTCTTCGAGACGCAGAAGCAGGCTTCCAGCAGGCGCCTATGGCGGTTCGCGTTTCACCCTACCTCCTATCCCTGATGGATTGGAGCAATCCTGTTGACTGCCCCATCCGAAAGCAGTTTCTCCCCCTCAAGTCTCAGCTTTTGCCCGATCACCCTATGCTTAAATTTGACAGCCTGGCCGAGCAACAGGATGCACCCGTAACGGGGTTGACCCACCGCTATCCCGATAAAGTGTTGTTCTTGGCGCTGGACACTTGCCCCGTCTATTGCCGTTTTTGCACTCGCAGCTATGCTGTGGGGAGCAGCACGCTTACAGCCGAGAAAGTCTCCATCAAAGCTTCAAAAGATAGATGGGGGGAGGTCTTCGAATATCTTAAAGATAACAAGGAGATAGAGGACGTTGTGATATCTGGAGGGGACAGCTACCGCCTTAAAGCATCTCAGATCACTGAAATTGGCGACTCCCTTCTATCGATTGATCACATTCGAAGATTCAGGTTCGCAACCAAGGGGCTTTCAGTGCTACCTATGAAGGTCTTTAGCGATGTGGGCTGGACAGACGCGGTGACCAAAGTCGTCGACAGGGCCAGAAAGCAACACAAGGAAGTGTGCATTCATACACACTTTAATCATGCCAATGAGCTTACGGCGATCACCAAAAAGTCCATGGACCTGCTCTTTGAGAGGGGCGTCAAAGTGCGCAATCAGACCGTCTTACAAAATAAAGTAAATGATACCCCTGAAAGAATGAGAAGCTTGGTGAAGAAAATGAGCTACGTCAACGTGCAGCCCTATTATGTCTATGTGCATGACCTGGTGAAGGGCACGGAGGACATGAGAACCTCTGTGAAAACCGCCATGGAGGTGGAAAAACATGTCCGTGGTACCACCGCCGGCTTTAACACTCCGCTTTTTGTAGTAGACGCACCCGGCGGTGGAGGAAAGCGAGATGTGCACTCCTGCGAGTGGTACGATACTTTTACAGGGATTAGTGTATGGGCTGCGCCCACCGTCAAACCAGGCCAAAAGTTTTTATATTTCGATCCGCTCCACTCTTTAAAGCCGGCAGCCCAGCTAGCTTGGGGAGAAGAAACAGCGCCACAGCAGATGATACAGGCTGCGTTAGATGAACAGAACTATTGCAAATAATATACTCCCGTAGCTCAGTTGGTTAGAGCAAGCGGCTCATAA